ACGCCACCACCAGAGCCAATTTATCAGCCGCCAGAGGTTCAGTTAAGGGACGCAATTGCCAGTGCCAACCTAACGCCGCCTGATGACATCATTATGGACGGGCAGATACATCGCTTTAAGACGGACGCAAGAGCCAAGGACAAGTCTGGCTGGTATGTGGTGTATGCCGATGGCGTACCAGCAGGGCGATTTGGCTGCTGGAGGCAAGGCATTGAGGGTTCGTTCAAAGCTGATATCGGGCGCAAATACACAGCGGCTGAGGAAATGAGCTTTATTAAGCGCATGGCAGAAGCCAAGGCGCAACGCGATGCTGAATTACTTAAACAGCGCGAGCAAGCCGCTAATACTGTGAGCGTTATTTGGGATCAATGCACACCCGCAAGCACAGAGCATCCGTATTTGAAGCGCAAGGGCATTGGGGTGCATGGCGCAAGGGTAACTGGCGATGGACGCTTAGCAGTGCCTTTATACGATGAGGATGGCGATTTGTCGTCCCTACAGTACATATCGGCAGATGGCAAAAAGCTGTATCACACAGGTGGCGCTACAGGTTCACGGTACTGGACGCTTGGTGAGGTTGAGGGCACGCTTTATGTGGCAGAAGGTTTTGCCACCGCCGCTACCATCAGAGAAACCACCAACAAGGCAGTCGTGGTGGCTTATTCAGCCTCTAACCTTGTCCCTGTCACCGAAATATTGCGCCGTAAGTATGGCGTGACTCAAGAGATTGTGATTGTGGCTGATAACGATGCGTCAGGGGTTGGTCTTAGATATGCCGAGCAAGCCAGCGCAAAGTATGGCGCAAGGGTGGTTATGCCGCCCATGCAAGGCGATGCAAACGATTATGTCCAGGCTGGCCACGACTTACTCACGTTATTAGAGCCGCCAAAGGATGATTGGCTAATCTCAGCCGATGAGTTCTCAGCCAAACCAGCGCCCTTGTCTTGGCTTGTGCGTCATTGGCTACAGGCTCAAGCAATGATTATGGTTCATGGTTCTAGCGGGGGCGGCAAGACGTTTGTGATGCTTGATTGGTGCTTACGCATAGCATCTGGTCTGCCTGATTGGTTTGGCAGCAAAGTCAAGCCTGGTGTCGTGGTGTATTTGGCTGGTGAGGGTCATCACGGGTTAAAGGCTAGGATTGCGGCATGGAAGCACCATAATCAGGTCGACCATCTCAATATGTGGCTATCCAAGGATGGATGTGATCTAAACACACCAGCGGGTTATCAGCGGGTTGTAGATCATATCCGTGCCCTAAAGGATAAGCCATGCCTGATTGTTGTAGATACGCTACACCGATTCCTATCTGGCGATGAGAACAGCGCGCAGGATGCCAAGACGATGCTAGATGCTTGCGCTGGTCTTATGCAGGAGTTTGATTGTTCTGTCTCATTGGTACACCATACAGGCGTGTCTAGCGAAACACAACACAGGGCTAGGGGATCATCCGCATGGCGTGGGGCATTGGACATAGAGATTTCCATTATCCCTGCCACAGATAACAAACCGATTGAGATACACCAGCGAAAGTCAAAGGACTCAGAATTATCACAGCCACTGTATGCCGCACTGCAACAGGTGGAGATACCAGGCTGGATAGATGAGGATGAAAACCCTGTTAATAGTGCGGTATTGGTGCAAGAGGAAGCGCCAAAGCAGCAGCCAAAAGATTCGCCATACAACCATTGGCGCAAGGTATTCGAGGCGGCGTGGTGGAAGTCAGGTGCTGAATTAGCAGATGGTAAACCTTATCTGACCAGATCAGCACTGCTTGATTACATGACGGGTGACATGGGCACACCAGAATCAACCGCGCAAAAGTACTTGAAGCCATCGGTTAAAGAGGGCGTGGTGTCCGCATTAGTACCATCTGGATATATGAAGGCGCACGACAAGGGATGGACTGTGGTTAACGAGCTTGATGTCAGCGCGCTAATTACTAGTAAGGATGAGGTAAGAAATGAAACGTACTAGCGTACTCGTACGTACTAGTACGTTCAGTACGTTTGTTGGCAAAGGCGAGAGAAAACGTACGTACCGTACTACTACCTTTAGGTAGTACGTACGAGTACGTTCTCGATGCGGGTATGTTCGTACCAAAATGGTGCAAGTCTGTGGATAAGTATTAGATTGTGGATAACTTTAGGAAAATGAGATGGATTATCAATTGAGCTTTTGTTTCCTTGATTCAACCTTTAGAAGCTGCCAAGTGCGCGTTAAGGACACGGGTAAGGCTTGGGTAGGGGTGCTGGCCTGCCTGCCTGACAGAGTGCCCGTGTGGTTCGCGTATAACCGCCTGACGGGGCAAACGAGGCGTGACAGGTGTCTGAGGTTGCTTAGGCACGAAAGCGCGCTTGTGTACGGGCGTATTGTGGATAAGCTGGAGAGGTTATGAAATCAGACTACCAGCACTTGTATGACCACAGGTGGCGCAAACAAAGAGAGTATTTCTTGCAAGCTAATCCGTTGTGCGTGATGTGCCAGGCGCAGGGTCTTGTTGGTTCTGCCTCGGTTGTGGATCATATACAGCCACACAAGGGTGATTTGACATTGTTTTGGGACCCGAACAACTGGCAGTCGCTGTGCAAGACCCACCATGACAGCGCGAAGAAAGCACAAGAGCAGTCTGGCGTGATTCGTGGCGGGAATCTGGACGGTGAGCCTATCGACCCCAACCATCATTGGAGTGGGTAGGGGGATTCAAAAGTCGGTAGGGTGTAGAATAGTGCAACGTGTGCATAACTCTTTTTGATCGAACGTCCTGAGTTTCGGAGTCAAACATGGCAAGGCAAGAAAGAACCAAGAAAAGCACCATCTCGAATTCAGTCAAAACGATGGCCGCAGCGGCGGCAACAGTTGAGCCTCCAATTCCACTAGATGAAACTGAGGCAAAATATTTCAAAGCGATTGTGACGGCCAGAGAGCATGACACTTGGTCAGACAATGACAATTTGATTGCGGCAAACTTATCCAAAACTTACGCAGCGATAGATCAGTTGTGGGATGACATACAGGATGAGGGGTATGTGGTGCAGAACCAGCGAGGCACACCAGTTGCTAATCCCAAAGTTGCAGCACTTAGTTCGATGACCAGTGCCATGCAGTCGTTAAACAAAACGCTTGGTCTATCGGCAAGCCAGCGCGGATTGTCTGGGGCTAAGCAAGGCAGCAGAAATCAGGCTGAGCAACAAGCCAGAAAAGTTATTAGTCGCGTGGCAGAGGACGATCTTATTTAATTGTCCGTGTGCGCGCGTGTGATTTTATTGCAAAGACAGAAAATGAAAACAACAGAAACGCGAGCTGAAAGGATTATTAGATTTATTGAGGAATATTTAATTGTGCCCGAAGGAAAGTTAGTTGGGCAGCCGATTAAATTAGCACCGTTTCAGAAAAAATTTATTTATAACGTTTACGATAATAATCATAATACACGCCGAGCATATTTAAGCATCGCAAGAAAAAACGCAAAATCGGCAACGATTGCTTGTTTATTAATAGCGCATATTATTGGACCAGAGAGAAAGCAAAACAGTCAGATTGTCTCTGGGGCTAGAAGCCGAGACCAGGCTGCTTTGGTTTATGAGCTTGCTTCTAAAATGCTTAATATGCAACCGAAGTTTCACGGATTATACAAACTTGTTCCGTCAGGAAAAAAAATTATTGGATTAAAAGCGAACGTAGAATATAGGGCATTATCTGCTGAGGCTAAAACAGCACACGGGCTATCACCCATTGTTGCTATATTAGACGAAGTAGGTCAGGTTAAAGGCGCGCAAGATGATTTTATTGACGCGATAACAACCTCACAAGGCGCGCATGAGTTTCCATTATTAATTGCTATTAGTACGCAAGCAGCCGAGGATGGAGATTTATTTAGCATATGGCTAGATGATGCGGCTAATTCAAATGACCCCAAAATCGTTTCACATTTATATTGCGCCAAACCAGAGGCAGAATTATTAGACCAAGACGAGTGGAAAGCAGCCAACCCTGCGCTAGGATTATTTAGGTCGTTTGAGGATTTAGCCGAGCAAGCCAAGCAAGCAGTGCGGATGCCGTCTAGTGAAAACACATTTCGTAACCTGTGTTTGAACCAGCGCGTGGCTACGGTGTCGCCATTTATCAGTCGGGACGTTTGGAAGTCGTGCGGCGGCAAGGTGTTGGATTTTGGTGATGCGCCAGTGTGGGCTGGATTTGATTT